TCCCCGCGTTCCCGTCTTCGCTCCCGCTCTCGGCATGCCGGAATCCTGTGTGCTCATGCGCGGCGACTTCTGATTGTTGGCGAAGATCGCGCTGCGGGCCTGTAGAGCCTTGCGCGAGAGAAGGGGATTTTCTTCCCGGTTCGAGCCCGGCAGCAGCATCTCCGCCAGGGTGAACTTCAGCGCCGCGCGATAGCCTTGCGGCAACGTACCTGGCCCGCCTGGGCCGCCGATCGGGTCTTGAATGGAGACGAACTGCGAGACCGTCTGCCACGTCTGAATTCGCACCTGGCGCTGGGCGTTCGGCACCGGCCAGAAATACAGCGAGCCATCCGGGGAAGTGGGATCGTAGAAGACATCGGTCGGAACGTTGGTTTGAATCTGCTTGACCTGCTGCGCCGCCCACCAGTCGTGATCGCGGATGCCCATCAGGTAATCGACTTCGCCGGGCGATTGGTTGAGCAACAGCGCGCACGATTCCAACCGCACCGGGCGGGGCTGGCCCTTGGTGTCGAAGGTTGCCGTGCCGCTCGGGCCGATGGTGTGCGGGCTCAAGCCTGCGACCAGCGTGTACTCGACGAACTGGTAGGAGTAGACGAATTTCGCCAGCGCCTGCCAGATATCGATCAGGTCGTTCAGCTGGCGCAATCCCCACTGCGCCTCTTCCGGAGACGGATCTTCGCCTGGCGGCACGGCCCCGATCTCGATGAAGGCATCGGTGACCAGGTCGAGCACGGTGTAGGCGAGCGGCGCTGGGGGCGCGACTGGCGGCGCGATCGGCATTTAGCCTTCGTCTTCCTCGGCGCTGGCGTTCAGGATTTCTTCCTCGGTGAGCTGCTCTGGCGATGGCTCAGGCTTCACCGGGGCGACTCCGTTGCGATTGGTTTTCGAGTAGTCGCGATCGGCGGCGGGCTTGGTCTCGAAACCTTTTTTCAGCGCGAGCTTCAGTTGCTTCTCGTCCTGCACGGTGAGAGTTTGCCCGCTCTCGTGGTGATAGACCATCTTGGGGAATTCCTGATGGACGTAGCGCTTGTGGGGCGGATTGTTGATGTCGATCACGGTGTTGCCGGCCTTGTAATCGACGGCGAAACTGTTGGGGACGACGTGAGTGTTCATTGCAGCTGTTTCCTCCTGTGTTTCTGGTGCGCGTGCTTGCCGCTGCTGTTCGAGCAGCCGTTCGCGGGTGACATTGTCGCGGGGCACGCCGGCCAGATCGAATTCGAGAGGCCAGCGCTCGCGCGTTTTGCGCCCTGATTCATTGAGCGGCATGCGGCAACGATGAAAAGCCGGGCGGAGAACGAGTTCTCTCTCCGCCCGTGAAGCAACTTAGTAAAACGCGAAGTACGGTCCTTGCGCCGTGGTATAGGCGCTGGGAGGCGTAATCGTCGCGGGCACCGTGGCATAGGTCTGGCCGGTGTAAATCTGGGTGAAGAAACCGGCGTTGCCGTCCGCGGTCGCGATCAGGTTGAGCGAATCGGAACTGTTCGCCGCCTGCGAGCAGCCCACATACCACGCCGGCCCCACCGCGAAATAGGTCGCGGTGAAAGCGAAGGCCTGATACTGGCTGGCTGTGCCGCTGGTGGTGGTCGTGCCCGACTGCGCCAGCAGGTTGCCCGCCGCATCGTAGAGAATCACGTTGCGGTGGCCGTTCCCGGTCGCCGTGCCGTTCAGAATTTCCAGCCCCGTAAGATTTTTGTTGTAGGGCAGGAAAATCTGCGAGCAGTACATGCTCGTGTTGGTGGTGGTGGTCGAGGTTCCGACGCCGGTGAGCACCGCGCCGCCCGGAGCCGGAGCAAAGACAATCGCCGGCGTCAACGCGGTGATGCCGCGCACCCAGACTCCGCCCAGGCAGTCCGAGAGCACGTTGTTATTGATATCGATGTAGGGCAGGACCGCTCCCGTGCGGGAGCAGCTGCCGAAGGGATATCCGACTGGCGTGGCTGACTGAAAATAATTCGGCGGCCCGTACCAGACCCGAGCGCCGCTGGGATGCGTGCTCACGCGAGTGCTCGGCCCGGCCCCGCGCGTCACCGTCACCGTGGTCGAGGTGACAGCGTTCACGAAGTCGGCCTCGCCCTCGATGAACAGCATCGTGTTGCCGGCGGTGATGCCCGAGGTCGATGCCAGCCGGAAAACATTCGACTGGGAAGAAGTCGAAGTGACCGCCGCTGACAGCGTGGTGAAGGGCACGTAAGTGGTTTGGCCGAAAGCCGCGAAGCTCAGAGCCAGGACGAAAGAGAGAACTGCAAGTGTCTTTTTCATGGTTTTGGTTTCCGATGAGGGTGTGACTTTCAAATCACACCTCTGCGGAATCTCCTTTTCCTAGGCTCCCAGCAACGCGACCGCCGCGTTGTCCTGGTACAGATTGCCGAAGCCGCAAACCGTGTCGAAGCGGTGGATCTGCAGCGAGTGCACCGGATCCCACGCCTTGACGAAGCGCACCGGGATGCCGGTCTGCTTGTCTTCCGCCTGCGAGCGCGCTTCCACCGCTTTGGGCAGATAGAAGCGCATGCCGACGATGGCAAAGGCCTGGTTCGAGAGTGCGAGCCCGACCGTGCCGGACTGGCCGTTCGGATTTGCCGTTCCCGGCCAGAGCGTGAGCGCCGCGCCGTCTGCCGGCGAAGCATCGACGTTCTGGTACTGCGTCGGCATTCCGCCTTGCGGCGGATAAATGGCCGGCAGGAAGGTGATCATGTCGTTGCCGCCGGTGAGGACGAAGTCCTGCGCCGAGGTGAAGGTTTGCGGAGTGGGAGGCCCCGGAATCCGCCGCGAACGCGGGTTCACGAAGTTCACGCCGGCGATCGAGAACTTATCGCCCTGGTTGATGGTGTCCCCGTTGGTGCCGGTGATCACCAGGCTTGTGCCGGACTGGCCGCCGCCGTGGATCGTCACTGCCGCAGCCCAGGTTCCCGCTTTGTGCGAGTACAGGTTCTGCTCTTCGAACACGTCGAAGGTTTTCAGCTTACCCATCGAGCCTTCCTTGAAGGCCTCGGTGATGGCGTCGGCAGGCTGGAACAGGCTGGTGACGGGCGTGTTGATCGAGTTGGTCTGCATCGACGAACTGATCAGCGCGGCTCGTTTCTTCGACAGGTACGAGCCGGCTTTCTGCTGCATGCGGGCGCGCGCCTGATCGAGATACACGATGGTGGTGGGATCGGTGCCCAGAGAGCCGACGATCTGCGAAATGTTGTTTTTCGCAAACAGCGCGGCGCGGGAATCGATTTCGTTCGAGAGCTGCACGCCGGCCGGTTCGAGATACTGCTCGCGGATCTCGCTCTCACTGCGCTCGGCCTTGACCGCGGCTTCGTAATCGTCCCACTGGAAGTCGATGCCGAAGGGCTCATCGAGCGACACCGTGGTGGCGATCCGGTTGATGCCTTGCGGGTTGTATCCGAGGCCGTCCCGGATGGTGAACTGTTGCGGGAACTTGACCGTGATCGTGGTCCCGACTGCGAAGGTCTTCTCGTAGTCTTTTTCCCAGTCTGAGTTGAAATATTCCGCAATCTTGAGAGCGTTCTTCAGGTTGCGGAGCACCTCCATCGAAATCCAGGAGGTGTTCAGGAATTGGTTGGGCATGAGAGTTTATTTCCCTTTGCGAGCTGCGAGAACGCGCGCGTTTTCGGCGCGCATGTAGCTCTCGAAGTCGCCGCTTTCCACGGCATCCTCGGCCGCATCTTTGGCCACGGTTCCCTTGCCGGAAACCTGGTGCGGCGGACGAGGCGCCTGGGTGATGGGTCGTGCAGAGGAAGAAGTTTCCGCGCCCGCGGCGGCTCGGGGCGATCCCGCGACTTTGGCTTCGATCTCCATCAGCTGCCGGAACTGGCGCTGGGGAGTGACCTTGTTGCTGAATCGGCCGGTCTTCTTATCGAAGTCGTAAAAAGCCTGGGTGATCTCCGGATGTTGCCCGAGGTGGTACGCCACTTCGCCGGCATGATCGGAATCGATCAGGAACATGTCGGTGACGGAGCCTTTCGGAATGAGCACGTGCTCGCCCAGGGCGACTTCGTCGAAGTCCGCGTATTTGGCGCGCGGGCCTTCGAACTTTTTCGCCAGCGAGCGGCCGATCTCGGCCTCTGCCTGGACTTGTTGCTGCTCCCGTTGCGTCTGTGCCGAACTCTCCTGGAATTCGCGGAGAGTTTCCTTGCGCAGCCACTCGTCCTTCGCATCTTCGTACTCGCCGAAGGTTTTGTACTTGGGCTGGTTGGTTTTCGGGTCAACGTCGTCGATCTTCGGTTTGGGAGTGCCTGAAGTTTTCGCTGCCGCTGCAGGGGGCGAGGTCTGCTGGGTTTCACTGCCGGGTTGCGGTTGCGATCCTTGTCCTTGTGTCTTCAGGCGCGCAATTTCAGCGCGGGCTTCCTTGAGTTCCCGTTCGCGTTTCTGCCAGCGCGACTCCGAAGTCTGTGCCGACCTCGACTGCGCTGGCCCTTTCTTGTCCCTCTGCGTTTCTGCGGCTTCCGAGGCCGCGGCGGTGTCGGAAGCAGCTGCCGAGGCTGCGTCTTTCTCTGACGGCGTTTCGGTTTGCTGCTCCCGCTCGCGCTCTGCGCGGATGCCGGCGGGGATATGCTCCCCATCGTCAGCGCGCTGCGTCCCCGCGACTTCCAGATCGGCCGGAAGTTCTCCGGTGAGCCGGTAGTTTTTGTCGCTGGGCAGGAAGCGGGAAGTTACATCGCGATCGGACGCTGCCGGGGCGTCAGGAGTAACGGGCCGTGTGCTCATGGTTTTGTTTCCTTCGGTGGTGAGTGCCGGATGTGACGCGGGACCGGCGGCGCGAGTGGTGCTAAAGTCGGGTGATGGCGATGAGTGATCCTTCAGTTCATCCGTGCGTGCGCGCGATCAGCCTCATGAACCAGAACGCTGAGGCGCCGATCTATCAAATCGTTTACGAGCACGTCGTGCGTAGAGGGCGCTGTCTTCATTGCGATGAAGTGATCGGAATTGTCCTGCGCTCACCGGAAACATTTGGAATAGTGGGGTTCACTGTGAACCCTGCCCCTGTTCCGGCGGAGCCTGCGGCTGCAGCGCCGCCTGCTGCGAAGCCAGTTCCATAGCGTGCTGGTGCTCCATCGCCTGCTGGCCCACCTCGTGCGCCGCGCCGTGATTCTCTTTCCAGAATTCCTGATACATCTGCTGGCGCTGCTGTTCGTCCTGCGACTTGGCGCTGATTTCCGCCAGCAGCACTTTGATATCGTTGGCCAGCTGCGCCCGCTGGTTGTCGCCGTCTTCCTTCATCTGCTGCAGCAGTAACTTGGTCTGCTGTTCGAGAACTTTTCCGGCGCGGTCCATGTGCAGCGCCGTGTTCTCCTGCTGCACCGCCTGCAGCTCGCTTTGAATCTGCTGGATCGCGGCCTGGGCTTCGGGCGGCATGTTGGGATCGGCGGGCGGGGGATCGAAGACGTCGGCGATCTGTTCGCCGATGGGCCCGAGGTCGGGACGCATACGGATCGCGAGCGCCAGCACTTTCGCTTGCGGCGTGCCCGGCTGCGGCAGGTTCGCCATGTTTTCGAGCAGGGAATCGACAAAGGCCGATTGCTCTTCGCGCTCCGAGGCGTAACTCGGTCCAGTCGAGATGGTGACGTCGAACTCGCCTTTGCCGGTGTGCATGTGATCTTCGGG